CGCGGAGGGCGGTAAGCAAATTATCAACGGATGCAGGGAACATATTTTTAACGGCGGTAACGCGGCAAAGGCCATCTATCACCGCGCGAATATCTTCCGGTGCTTCTTCGTCATTCAGCATGTCGTAAGCGTTGGACAAATACTCCTGATTTACAGTTTCCGGCACTGCGCCATACATAACGATATAGGCAATTCGAACATCTGCCGGAAGATCGAAAATAACGACAGGTTCTTTGTTATTTGGGTCTTTTGTTACTATTAAATCAAAACATTTATTTTCTTCATTCCATGTGTGATTTGCCATCCATTCTTCATCGAATTCATTAACAGATGGATGCTCTACGCCGTCACGATGAAGACTAATTTTAGGTTTGAAGTAGTTATTTCCTGAGTCAGGGAAACTTTCTTCTAATGCGACAGAGGCTTTCATTTCGGCCAGCTTTTCATTTTTAGCCTCAACGGCAATAGCAAGCGCTATGGTTCCGTTGGCTAATGCTGATTTCTTTGGTATAAACCCACAAATATATAATGCCATTGGTCATTCCTCGCTTATTTATGTTCAATGCAACGTAAGGATTGAATTTTTCCCTCAATAATCTGTACCTTTGCATGTGCATCGGAAAGTATTTTTCTTTTCGATTCCTCCAGATGATTAATTTCCCCTTGTGTTAAATCGATAGATGGTATGTCAATTGATAAATCATGAGTTGTTAATAAAATAGTTGCTACATTGTCATTGCTTATTGGCTCATAATCTAAAACCCTGATGCTGAAGTCTTCTTCCCAGGAATATTTTTGCGCTGCAATGAATAATACCTTGTTGATCGATGATGGAAGGGTTGTTTGCATGATTACCTCGTAGTGTTATACTCCCTGAGTCCAATGGTAGAAGCCATTGGTCATACCTCGCTGGAGTCGGTTTGGTCGCTGACTCCGCCGTCAACGGGACGTTAAGCCGGTAGACTGGCCCGCCTTGTGCGGGCCTTTTTACGGCTACTCTTCCTCGCCGCCAATCGCTACGCTAATTTCGTTAGCGAGTGATAGCCCATCGTTGCCTACCTCATCACAATGTTTAACAAAGTCACTCCATTGGGAATCGATAAATTGACGTAATACAGTTGATTGAAATTCATCAAGTTCAAACATATCTTTATTCCTGTATGTATTCGTGTTTATAAAGCCTCACACATTAACGCCCATGAAAAAGTAAGAGGGGTTTATTTCTGATGGATGATGCTTTCTACTTCGTAACAGTTGCCGTTAAAAATACGCCTCTCATAAATAACGTTTTCACACTCCTGCTTAGAATCATAAATTTCATAAATAACGTCTTTGCATGTTTCATGCGCAGGACATACTGTTACAACTAATGCGAATAATAGTTGTTGCATATATTCCCCTGGTGTTTGGCGGCTTAATTTTTTTCGTCTACTACTGGGTGGTATTTCTGTTCGTCACCATCACAGTAGTATTCATAGCCGCGTCTATTAAATAGAAAAACCAGAGCGTCAATTGGAGTATTAGCGTAATCCATTTTTCATTCCTCTCTTTATTTGGAATTTAGCTGATTGTGGGCGGTAATCATGGACTTTATGCACATAGCTATAAGAGGTCGGTTCTCCGTCACCACAATCAGCTAAAACTGGTTATAGTGAAATTGCGTGCTTTAGTTGCTTTTCTTCTTTATGGCAGTCTAAAAATAACCACTTTTCACCGTCCCATATATATGAGTATTCTTCTTGAGTTAGCGGTTTATTTTTCTTTTTAAAATCAGTATTACTCTCTCCACGATCACGGCCATAGTAAACGGTGTAACCCTTAACTGGAGTGCTGAAGGAATGTCCCTCCGGCTGGTCACTGCTATTTTCCAGAGAGGATATATCTCCATGTGAAACCAGCTTTTCCGCTAATTCCTGAGAATTGTAATGCGCTGTCAGAATTGGGGCGTGATGTTCAGGATAGCCATCCCAGTGACAGTAGACGCAGTGATAAATGTCACCGACTTTTACATTGATATTTGATCTGGTCGCCATTGGTCATTCCTCGCTTATAACGTGATTGGTCATACCTCGCCCGTCTTTCCGGGGTGTCAGAACTTTTACCCATATCAGCCTGCTGTGCCGTGTTTCTCGCGATTCACCCGGTGTTTCATACGCTCGCCGGTAGCTACTTCGTGGGCTTTCCTTGCCTTATCGCATTGGCTGCTTGCCGTTGATGGGTTTGATTAAACCACCAGTTTAAAATTATTTCAACCTTGAATCTCATAAAAGTTAAACCGATGGTTGTAATTACCTGAATTTTGGACGAAAAAAAACCGACTCAAGTCGGCTTAGTAGGGGAGATATGGGAGATTAGTTATCTTTTTTGGTTTTCATTATCTCATCGATATTGCGTGATTTTAATAACTCCTTGAATAGACTATCATAATTTTCAACCATCTCTTGCAGAGCTGCAATGTGATTGGTCTTTGCACTTTCTGGTAGCCGCTCGAAAAGCTTCAAAAGAGTTTTCTGTCTGTCACTAAGTTCTATGGGATTGAAATCATCCTCAATTGGTTCCGAGTTCTCGGATAGCTCATCGCCAAGTAACCAAGTTAACGACACACCAAAAGCTTCCGCAATTTTTAAGGCTGATTCTTTGCTGATATTACCTGTAGTGAACCACTTACCCGCCGCTTGTGGTGTTACCTCACAAATTCTTGCCAACCCGGATTTGTTAACCCCAGATCGTTTCATCAATGTGTAGAGCCGCTCTGCCACAGGAGGCATAGAAGAAGATTTTTCTTTTTTCATATCAAAAGTATAAACCAAAGGTTGTGACTAAGAAATGATCTTTTGGTTGTTATTTTATTAAACTCATGGTTTAATTTATTCGCGATTAACACTGAGGTTTAACCATGATGAAAACTGCATTACAGCGTGCTATTGACTCCGCAGGATCTTTGCGGGGTTTTGCGGCGCAATTGGAAATATCCGAGCAATCTGTTTGCCGATGGAAAAATAAGTACAAGGGCAACGTACCTTCAGGCCGTGTTTTAAAGGTCTACGAAATTTCTGGAGTAACTCCACACGAGTTGCGGCCCGATCTTTACCCAAATCCAACTGATGGCCTACCACCAGATCATCAGAGTACATCACCAGGAGCATAAAAACTGACTTATGGAAATCAATCATGAAGCCATTTGCATTGAGCTACGCCGTTGGGCCAGTGCAACAAAACGGGAAACGGTAGCGGCTGAGATAACCCAGCGTTATTTCGATCTCGGCGGTGGGGATTTACCTCTGTATCCGGTAGAAACCCCTGGTGCAACACACAACAACATGCAGAACATCTTCCGTTGGCTTGATGGCGATAGCCGGAAGGCGAGGGCGAAGATTGATGAGTTGAAGCCCGCGATCCTTAAAGCACTGGAGCACCGCAGGAACGGGACGATCCAATATCAGGTAGCACAGGCGCAAAAAGAATGCGCTGAGGCAATTAGCGCGGCATTGCTGGAACTACCGGATGTTGATAAGGAAATCAGCGATGCAATTGAGGCATTGCATGTGCTGAGAAAGAGACCATCTGGCGGCATTTACTGCTGGTGACAACGAGGTATGACCAATGGCTAATTTTACGAGAGAACAGGTCGAGACGCAGATCCGCGATCACCTGGTTCGTGATGGATTCTCTGTCGATATTGCTCGTTCAGCAGCATTTCGCGGAGCAGATCATTATATGAGCAGACCCAACGCAACAATAGCAAGCTGTATTGCTATCGCTAAAACATATGCCAGACCGTTGAAACGGGTTAAAGGGAAGCAAGGTTGCAACGTCAATTCGCGCAAATAGTAACGCTGTTAGCGTTACAGAATTAAAATACCGAGGCTTCTATGGCGTCCAGTTGGATAAAAATTGAGGTGATAACCCCGGATAAACCCGAGGTGTACCAACTTGCCGAATTGTTGGACATAGATCCAGATGCTGCATTGGGCAAACTGGTGCGCCTTTGGGCATGGGCTGATCAACAAACAATTGATGGTAACGCAAAGTGTAACGCAGCAAGCGTTACCAAAAATGCTGTTGACCGGATCACATTCGTGCGTGGGTTTGCTGATGCGCTAATTCGAGTTGGATGGTTGGCAGTTGAGGGTGATACGTTAATTTTCCCTAAATTTGAACGGCATAATGGTAATTCCTCGAAAAAACGAGCACTTACAAATGACCGTGTTACAAAAATGCGCGAAATGAAACGCAATGAAAACGCAAACAGTAACGCTCATGGCGTTACAGGGAGAGATCAAAAAGCGTTACCAGAGGAAGAGGAAGAGATAGATATAAAAGATCCCCCCTTAAATCCCCCCAAGGGGAAAATAGCCACGAAGAAATTTAATCCGCTGGAAATTGATTTACCGGACTGGCTATTCCCTGAGCTATGGGCTGAATGGGTCGAGTTTCGCAGGGCATTGCGTAAGCCGATTAAGACATCCCAGGGAGCGAACGGGGCCATTCGTGAGCTTGATAAATTCAGGGGACAAGGCATTTCGCCTGAGGTGGTCATTCGGCATAGCATCGCCAACGAATATCAAGGGTTGTATGCCCCCGGAGGACGGGTCATAGCGAATAGTGGCAGGGATGTTAATAAAATTTCATCGCCAGATGTTTCCATTCCACCTGGTTTCAGGGGGTAACTATGCGCGACATTTCGGCAGTTTTTAAAAGATTGCAGAATATCATCCCGTCAGGCGTAAGCCCCAAATTTACCAGCGCGGAAGATCTTATGGCCTGGCACCTTGAGGAAGGGCGAAAGTACAGTGAAAACCTGATGCGCGAAAATCATCGGACACGTATGGAAAAAATTTTCGGTAGATCAGGGATCCGCGAGCGTTATCAAAAATGTACGTTCAAAAATTACCATGTTGAGAATGATGGACAAAGACGGGCGCTTACTCTGGCTAAATCGTGGTTGGCAAATTTTGGCTCTGGCTGTGTCAGCTTTGTTTTTAGTGGTTCAACAGGTACAGGAAAAAATCATTTATCGGCTGCTATCGGGAACGCACTACTGGAGCAGGAAAAAACAGTGCTAATTATAACGGTGGCGGATCTTATGCTTGAGGTTCGAGCTGGTTATAACGGTGGTAAGAGTGAAGATGAATTATTAACTGAACTATGCCGCGTTGATTTACTGGTACTTGATGAAGTTGGGGTGCAGCGTGACACAAAAAATGAATTTGTCATTTTGCATCAAATTATTGACCGGCGCACCGCCATGATGAAACCAGTAGGTGTTCTCACCAATCTTAACCATGCTGATTTAGCCGGGGTGCTTGGCCCTCGCGTAATGGATCGCCTGATGATGGATGGTGGTGTTTGGATAAATTTTAATTGGGAGAGTTATCGAAGCCGTCTGAAGAGTAAATAATATTTTTTAATTAAATAATTATGCGAGGAATGGCCAATGTTTTTAAACGTTAAATCAAACACGATGAATATTAATCGTGAGGTCTTTTGTGATTACTGCGGTGAATATGCCCGGCTGGTAACTGGTCGGAAAATATATCCACAGCGTAGAGATCTTGCTGACAAGTTTTTTTGGGAATGTGAGCCGTGCCGTGCACATGTTGGCTGTCACCGGGATAGTGATGCGCTTCCACTGGGACGCCTTGCTAACGCGGAATTACGAGCAGCAAAACGAATTGCACATGCAGCGTTTGATCCGCTGTGGAAAGAGTTTGGCATGAGGCGAGGGGATGCCTATTCGTGGCTGGCTGAACAACTTGGTATCCCCGTAGCAAAGTGCCACATCGGTATGTTTGACGTAGATCAATGCCGTCAAGTGCAGAAGGTAGCAACGGACTATAAAAATTCACTGTTGTAATCGAGGTATGACCAATGTCTTTAGAAATTAATACATTAATCAAAGAGCGCCGTTACGTTAGCGATGATGGCTGCGACTATTGTGCAACGTTTATCGATAACTGGAATGCGGCTGCGCGGGCGCGGTCAGGGGCCTGTTATCAACCACCAGTTAAACCGCCTGTGGTTTGCAACCCGAAAACAGAAACTGGTGCTGTTGTGAAGATAGGCAACCGCAATGTCTACGGTCGCAAGGTTATTACGGGTGTTTACCAGCTACACCATTCTGGCCGGTCGGCAGTTCAAATTGCTCACATGTTGAAAATGCCGGTTTACAGGGTTGAGCACTTACTCAAACGAGGAACCAGTGTGCGCCGCGAAATTTTCCGGCAGGTTTTGACCCAACCACTCCCGACCGAGGCTGAAATTATGCGTTGCCTCGCCGCAGAATCTAAGGCGTGAGGTGAATATGAGTAATTTGATTTTAGGAGATGATTTTTTCGCCCCTGCACCTTCCGATCTGGTCGATAATTTGATTGGCCGATATAAATCTACCAGGGTAAAAATAGAAAGTCTCGCTGGTGTGCTTAACGGTTCTGACGGTTCAGAAGTGATCCCTTATTTCTTGCGCGGTAATCAGAGCGACCATGAGTGTTATATCAGACCCGTGGCCGATATATTTAAACTCGAAGGGGCTATTGCTAATTTAAACGCTTCTTACTGGCAGCAGGCATTGTCTCTTACTGATGTTTACGAATATATGCCGCAAAAGCGTCGGGATGAGTGGAACGATCAGATACGTGAAATGAAAACGCCAGAATTTGAAGAAGAAACCGTTCGACCGACAATCATGTCACTGCTTAATTCTCGACAAAAATTCTTTAGTGAGCGCGTGGATGGTATTTTCAGGGTCTTATCCGGGGAACACGTAACCAACCGCCCGGAGGGTTTTAGTAAGAGAATGATCCTCTACGTCATGGGTAATTTGGGCCTGACGCACAGCAACGTAGGGTATCTGAACGATCTGCGTACGGTCATAGCTAAATTTATGGGACGTGACCTACCGGGCTATTCAAGCACTGACCCGATAATTAAAGCTGCTTACAGGAAAACAGGACAGTGGCTAACGATTGATGGTGGCGCTTTGCGTATTCGTTGTTACCTCAAAGGCACGGCTCATCTTGAGGTGCATCCTGATATGGCGTGGCGTCTTAATTGTGTGCTTGCCAGCCTGTACCCGGCTGCTATCCCCGCTGAATTTCGCCAGAAACCAAAAAAGCGATTAAAAGAGTTCACGATGATGGAGCGCCCGTTACCGTTCGCCGTTATCAACGTACTCGTAGGAATGAAAAAAGAGCGTATTGCATGGATGAATAGTTCTGGCCAACGGCGTGAAGGTGTCACCGATAACCCGCACAGCAGGTGTCTGGATTATTCCCACCGTGATAATGCCGTTCAGAGCGAAGTTGAAAATGTGCTGGCATTTATAGGCGGTGTCAAAATGTCGAAGAACGGACACTTCTGGTTCGAATTCGACTACGACCCCGATGATGTTATTTCCGAGATTGTCGCTTCTGGTTGTATTCCTGAGCATAAATCACACCAGTTTTACCCAACACCCGATCATCTGGCGCAGCGTTGCGTCGATTTGGCAGGGATAGAACCTCACCACTCTTGCCTGGAACCGAGCGCCGGGCATGGTGCTATTGCTGATCTCCTTACCGAGGGGAAAACAACGTGCGTAGAAATATCACCCCTGAATTGCAAAGTTCTGGAAAGCAAAGGGCATCGGGTATTTAACGCTGATTTTCTTAAGTGGGCGGAGCAGGGCGGTTGTTTTGATCGGATAGTGATGAATCCTCCGTTCAGCGAAGGACGGGCATTGGCGCATCTGAACGCGGCAGCATCCCTCACCAAAACCGGTAGTAGGCTGGTGGCGATTCTGCCTCCGAGCATGAAAGGTAAGGATCTTCTGCCTGGATGGAGCATTGACTGGTCGGAAATCATCACCAATGAGTTCGCCAATACCAGCGTTTCAGTAGTGATTTTGACGGCAGAAAGAGGTGCGCAATGACAATTGAACAGTGCCTCGACGGTAAAAGTATTCTCGATATGTGTTGCGGTTCACGCATGTTCTGGTTCGACCGTACCGATCCGCGTGTTGTTTTCGGAGACATTCGCGATGAGTCACACACGCTATGCGATGGGCGCGAGCTGCATGTAAAACCTGATGTGCTGCTGGACTTCCGCGATCTACCTTTCGCCGATGAACAATTCAGCCTGGTAGTATTCGACCCTCCACATCTTCAGTTTGCCGGTGAAACAAGCTGGCTGCGTGCAAAGTATGGAGCACTTAACCGAGAAACATGGCGAGAAGACCTAGCAAAAGGTTTCAGCGAAGCTTTTCGGGTGCTGAAGCCTTTGGGAACGCTAATTTTTAAGTGGAACGAAACGCAGATTAAAACCAGTGAAATCCTCGCGCTTACTGACCAGAAACCAACGTTTGGACATCCTTCAGGTAAGCGAGCAAATACTCACTGGATCGCATTCTTCAAAGATGGTGAGCCGAGGCTACATATCAAGGTCGAGGGGAATTAGTCATGAGGTATGGCTCAGTATGCAGCGGGATTGAAGCCGCCAGCATTGCATGGGAAACGCTGGGATGGTCACCGCTCTGGTTCAGTGAAATTGAAAAATTCCCCTCTGCTGTTTTAGCTCACCATTGGCCTGATATTCGGAATCTTGGGGACATGACCAAACTGGCCGGGCATATAATGTCCGGTAGTGTGGAAGCGCCAGATGTGCTGGTAGGAGGAACCCCCTGTCAGGCATTTTCTATCGCCGGGCTGCGCAATGGCCTGTTGGATACTCGTGGTCAGTTAACCCTTTCATATGTGGAATTAGCAAATGCAATTGACAACAAACGCCGGGAAAACGGTAAGCCACCAGTTATCATCGTCTGGGAAAATGTACCCGGAGTACTCAGTAGTAAAGACAACGCTTTCGGTTGCTTTCTTGCTGGACTGGCCGGAGAAGATGAGCCACTACAGCCGGCAGGGAAAAAATGGTCAAACGGAGGTGCTGTGTCTGGATCTTCGCGCGCAATCGCTTGGCGATTGTTGGACGCCCAATATTTCGGAGTGGCCCAACGACGCAGACGTGTGTTCGTTGTCGCAAGTGCTAGAAACGACTTCGATCCCGCCAAAGTATTTTTTGAGTTCAACGGCCTGCGCCGGGATACTCCGCCGTGCAGAGAAGCGCAGGCGTCAGTTGCCGCTCTTACTGCAAGCGGCGTTGGAACAAGTGGTGCAGATGACAACCAGGGCATCGCAGGACACCTGTTAGCACATCCGATGAATGGCAGTCACTGGGATAATGTTAATAATCCGCACCCAACGTTAAATCAATCAAACAATATTGGTGGTATTGGTCTGAGCAATCAGGAATTGTTCAGCCAACGCGGTGCCGGAATTGTTAAAGGTTATCGTATGGCGGCATTTGGCGAATACGCTGATGATGAAACAGCCTCAACGTGTAAAGCGCGTGACTACAAAGATGCAACTGATCTGGCTGTTACGACACAATACGGGGCTGGTATTGCTGGAACGTTGACTGCGCGTCATGATTCATCACCCTGTGCAGATCGTGGGATGAATGTGCTGGCTTTTCCTGAACGCATGAGTAGTACGCAGGCAGCATCCACCAAAAATCTATCACCAGCAATAATGTCTCGAAATCCCACGGCAATAGCTATTGCTGGGAACACCATCGGGCGTGCGCCCCGTAATGGTGGTAATGGTACAGGATACCATCAAGAAGTTAGCTACACCCTCACAAAAACTGACATTCATGGTGTTGCTATGGGTATGCAAGTACGCCGCCTTACACCTGTTGAATGCGAGAGATTACAAGGATTTCCTGATAACCACACGCTGATCCCTTGGCGTGGAAAAAATGCCAATAACTGCCCTGATGGGCCTCGTTATAAGGCGATTGGTAACAGCATGGCTGTACCAGTGATGCGGTGGATTGGTCTACAAATTCAAAAAGAAATAGGTGGTCGCTGACTTAAACCTTTTTGCGGCAGAGGGTTATCTCGTTAACAATGAGGTAGCGCGTAGGCATGGAAGCCAAAACAAGGATCGGCCCCCGCAAGGGAAGATTCAACCGCAAGAGGTTGCTATTATGGATAAATATTTGTATGAGTTGCCGGTAAAGTTACCAGCAAAAGGTTGTACGTTGGTTTACACCGATAACGGGGTGGTAACCGCTGCTGTGGTGAAACGTCCCGATCAGTATGTGGCAACGGTTGATGAGTTTTTTGAACTGGCTAAAGCAGCATGTTTTCCTGTAGAACCACCAGCAGAAGAGTAGAGCACCACCCGTAATAGCGCTATACTATGTTCGCCAGCCTGAACAACTGGCAACCCTGAATCAGTACTGTTGTGCCATCAACCCGAGAGGCGAAGATGGCACAGTTAGCATTTATCAAATCGAGCAACACAACACTGATACCGGCATCGCCCGATACCGGTGATTTTTTACATCATAAAATCAAGATCGGCGCAGTGTTACATGCTGATTTCAAAAAAGTACGCAACCCCAAATTTCACCGTCTTTATTTTTCACTTCTCAATCTTGGCTTCGAATACTGGACACCGACAGGCGGCACAATTTCCCCCGACGAGAAAAGCCTGATCCGTGGTTATTCGAGATACCTGATCAATCTGGTAGCACACGATAGCATCATTCTTGAGTGCGAAACTGATTATCTAAAATCAGTTATGGAGCTGCGGGCTGATCGCGTGACCCTGATTAAATCCTTTGATGCCTTTCGACGTTGGACGACCATCCAGGCGGGTTATTTCCAACTTTTGCAAATGCCTGATGGCGCAATCATCAAGGAACCCAAGTCGATCTCATTCGCGAACATGGACGATACGGAATTCGCTGAACTCTACAAAGCCACGCTGAATACCCTTTGGCATTTCATCCTCAACAAAACATTCAGCACACCGGCTGCGGCGGAGAATGCCGCCAGTCAGTTGCTGAGTTATGCGTGAGGTGGGCTATGGCTGATTTTGGTGGAAGTAACACCCCGGTTGATATTAAGGATTTGTGGCGGACTCCGGCTGAATTATTTGCTGCCATCGATGGAGAATTCAACTTTGTCGGAGATGTTGCAGCCAGTGATGATAATTATCTTCATAACCGTTATCTGACCAGTGAGGATGATGCGCTTTCACTGGAATGGGGTGAACTATTTCCGGCAGGATATGTTTTCTGCAACCCTCCCTATAGCGACATTACACCGTGGGTACAAAAGGCCCAGGAAGCCGTAAAAAGTGCCATTGGCGTAGTGATGCTGGTTCCGGCTGATACCTCAGTAGGTTGGTTCCGCATAGCATTAACCGATATCAGCGAGATCCGGTTTATTACCGGGGGAAGAATTTCTTTTGTCCGCGCTGATACCTGCAAAAAGGTTGATGGTAATAACAAGGGTTCAATGCTGCTTGTCTGGGATCCAGTGCGGAGTGGTGCAGGAATCACAAAATATATTGATCGTGACGAGTTAATACAGCGTGGAAAAGTTTTCCTCGAACAGAAAGAACTGTGTGGGGTGGCAGTATGAAAAACGAACTCTGCATTTTCTGCGGTGCACCGTCCACGTTACTTTGTGACGGACATCTCGGTTATCCCCCGCATAAATCAGAACCGGAGTTGATCTCCCCCTTTGAACCCTATACCTGCGATGCTCCGATGTGTTCTGGCTGTGCCACAAACGCCGGGTGTTACCACATCTGTATACGTGGTCATAAACGCGGTTGCATCCACGACACGACTGATTATTGCCCTGCATGTGCCGTGTTACCGCGTACCAACCGCCGCATTATTCACACGTCAGAGCAGGCTGGCACAATCCGTGCCGCTCATTGGCTGAGTGCCCCGACTGAGTACCAGAAACGCCAGCGAATTATCCAGGGGGGAGGTCAGCAATGTCTCGATCTGTGAATTTTCGGAAGGAGGCCCGTGGGCGTGAGTGCCAGATTCGGATCCCCGGTATCTGTAACGGCAACCCGGAAACCGTAGTGCTAACCCATTTCAGACTTGCGGTGACGTGCGGTACCGGGATCAAGCCGCCAGATATACAGGCTGCATGGGGCTGTAGCGGGTGCCATGACGAATGTGATCGCCGCACACACTATATCGATAACGAAACTGCTCGTCTGTTTCATGCCGAGGGCGTGATGCGTACGCAATATATTCTCATTGCTGAGGGAAAACTATGAGGCTCAAATACGCACTGACAATCGCGAATCCCAAATCAGCCCAAATTGTGGCATATCAGGCGCGATCAACCGGCAACAGCCATTTAACCAAAGTTGATGTGATGACTGCACTGGGTATGACCCAGGCAAGGCACCGGGGAGGGCTATGTCTGCTGTACGCAAAATATACGAAAGATGTTGATGCCGGTCGCACCGCATTGATCGAACTGACCAAATACGCCCGGACTCAGGCGCGGAAGTATGTTGGAAAAATTCCCGGCAGGCGTGGCGCAATTGCGATTCGAACATTAGCTATGCTGGCGCTGGAGGAATATTGTCGAACCGCCGACACTCCTGGTGCCAAGTGTCGCTGTGGTGGCAGTGGTGAAGTTTGTGACCGGAAAGAAACTGATCGTACGGGCAAATTGGTTATTATCCCTTGTAAGAAATGCCACGGCACCGGATTAAGGCCAATATCCCAAACGCGGGCGCACCACGCTATCGTAGCGCTGATTCCCGGCGTATCTAGAGCAACCTGGTACAGAGTCTGGTCGCGCTTTTACGAAGCGTTACTGGCGTGGTGCTATTCGCAGGAATCAATCGCAGAATCGGAGTATCAACACATCACCGGGATGTCTGAATTGAATAAAGAAATCATTGCAAAGTGAGACAATTTGCCCTAAATTGACACCCATAGTGGGAGATTAATACTCTCAACACTGTATACATTCTAAAGCCCGCCAAATTTCAGGCGGGTTTTTGCTATCTGAGCCTCGGTGTTTTCCGGGGCTTTATTATTTTTGGATCAAGCTACTACACAGAGGCTTCGCTGCGGCGAGGCCTTTTTTATTTTAACGGAGCCACCCATGCGGGAGGTGGAGATGATCAGAATGGATAAATACAGCTCCCAGCTTTCGTATTGGGTTGCATCAATCCTGACCGCTGCTGGGGCATTGACGTTACAGGATTGGGCTGTGCTGGTGGGGATTATCGTTGCGATAGGCACCTTTGGCGTCAACTGGTACTACAAACGCAAACTGGTTAATAAGTTAACGGCGGTTGGCTATGACAAAGAGCGGGCGAAAGCCGCTTACCGCGCTATGAACGAATGAGGATGTTATGTCAGCAAAAATAAAAACGGGT